GGTTTAGAAGGGCAACGGAGGTATAAAATGGCAGAACAAAAGTTCCCAAGTGAAGTAATTGATTTACCAAGTGAGGGTAGGTTATATCCAGAAGGGCATCCATTAAAAGATGGAAAAATAGAAATTAAATACATGACAGCAAAGGAAGAAGATATATTGACATCACAAAATCTTATTAAAAAAGGTGTCGTGATTGATAGATTATTAGATTCATTGATATTAACCAATGGTGTTAAACAAAGTGATTTAATACTTGGTGATAAAAATGCTATAATGGTTGCAGCTAGAGTATTGGCTTATGGGCCAGAATATGCATGTGAGGTTACGAATCCAAACACAGGTGAAACATTAAATCATACATTTAATTTAGCAGATTGTCCATTTAAAACACTACCAAAAGATATTACAGAAAATAAATTCAATATTACTTTACCAATATCAAAGAAAGAAATTACTTTTAAATTATTGACTGGTAAAGAGGAAGTCATGATAGCGGAAGAATTAAAAAGTTCAGAAAAACTTGGAACAGAGATAAAACCTGAATTAACCACGAGATTACGACACACTATTACATCAGTTGATGGTGACAATTCACAAGCCACAATTAATAATTTTGTACAAAATCTTTTGGCTAGAGACTCTATGCATTTAAGAAAACATATTAAAGAAGTTACACCAGACATTGAATTATCTCAAGAGATAGAAATAGGAGGTGAATCCGTCAAGGTAGATATACCGATGACGGTTGGGTTTTTTTGGCCTGAGTCCTAAAGATAAACCAAAGCTACACGAACAAATATTTCAATTAATGTATCATGGACAAGGATTTACACATTCTGATGTATATGATATGCCTATATATTTAAGAAATTTTTACTATAAACAATTAGTGGATATTCGTAAAAAAGAAAATGATGAAATAAAAAAAGCTCAACAAAAATCAAAACCTCCAATGAATCCAAGATTTAAAAGATAATTTTCTACATTATTAATATTTATATATGAATAGATACGTCTAATTAGGAGAACATTGTGTCGAAGAAAAAGTCATATATGAATAGTAAAAACATTATCAAAGAGGGTTTCTTTGAAAAACTACTTAGGAATCTATTACCTTCAAGCGCTAAAAAAGCAATCACAACTGCTTATATAAAAAAGAAAAAATCAGACATACAAAAGGCTGAACAAGACTTAAAAAAATCATATCAAAGAAGTGAAAAATTATATCAAGACGCAAGAAAACATTTTAAATCCAAAGGAATTGATTTACCAGCTTCTGGTGATAAAAAAGCTAGAAAAGAATTTTGGGATAAAATCTTCAAGGAGATTAAATAGTGGCTAGAGATTTTGTAAGAGATAAAGAAGCTGTTCAAGATTTAAATGCTGAACTTAAAAAAAGTACAGAATTTATTGAACAACAAGAAGGAGCTGCTGCAAAACTATTAGATACA